CCGTGGACTTGGCCGAGGCGGTAAAGAAAGCTCGTGGTGGCGATACGCCTATACCGTTTAGAGGCTATGCCTAACGCCAACGTGTGCGGACTGCCGCACGGAAAGGACAGCAAATGACCACGACGTCCGAAGCGACAGAGAAAGCGGAGCCGGTTGCTTGGATGCACGCAACCCGTAGCGACTCGGATGTTATCACCGACAAAGTTAAGCATGTATGGGGGAAGGTGGCAGTCGGAAGTATGGCTGCATACTCGATTCCTCTCTACACCCACCCGCAGCCTATCCCTGACGGCTGTAAAAATGACGCAGCCCGTTGGAATTTTGTTATGGCAACTGAGCCTTACGCATTAAATCTGTGGAATGCGTTACCGAAAAACATTTACCAACAAGAACGTCACCTTAACAACGCGATTGACCAAGCCATGCTCGCCGCCGCGCCGAAGGAGAAATGAAATGAACATCATTCAAGAACTAATCGAGATCATCGAGCGCAAGAATTCTTGGGGGAAGAATGAACTCCTGAGAGAACTCTTAACCTTGCTTGCCGCCGCACATAAGCCTCCCCAATATTCCTCCCCTCCCCCGAAAGGATCTTCCCATGACTAAGCGCGGCCGCCCGGCCAACCCTATCCCCACGATCGACTGGAAGTGCCACATCCCCCTCCCCATCGCGGCCAAAGTCGACGTGTTTCTCCTTGATCCTGTCACCCAGCGCACCCGCCACGGCGCCCGGTCAAGCCTCGTCACCGATCTTCTCATCAAATGGCTTGCCGAAAAGGGCATTCCTGATCCGACAGTTCCCCCGGCCTGATACCCCATCCCCCGGCAAGGATTGTAGAGTCATTGCAATCCTCCCCGTTTCCCGTCATAATTCCCATTCAATTTTCAGGAGCCCTCATGTCCCTTACCCACGAAGCCCTCAACGATCTCCGCTCCCGCGTTCTGAACGGAGAGGACGTTTCCGTCGAGGAGTACGCCCAACTCATTGCAGCTCAACGGGCAATCCGGGCGGGCGCTGTTACCTCCGCCGCCGAACGCAAAGCCGCAACCGCCAAACCTACCAAAGCCCCCAAAACTCCAGTCGAACTTCCTGACATCCTAAAGGATCTCTAATCATGACATCTTCTACCCCTCGCAACCTCCCCTTCCCTGAGTTCATCGACAACACCTTCCGTTCGATGTTCGCGCACTGCCCCCAAAAGTGGATCTACGGCGCAGTCCACGCCATCGGCCCCAAGGATACCTCCATCCACCTCCACGCGGGCGGCGCCTTCGCATCCGGCCTGGAGTTCGCGCGCAAGGCCTTCTTCGATGAGAACCGCCCGGTAGCTGAATCCATCAAGATCGGAGTCGCGGCCTTCCTCGAAGCTTGGGGCGACTTTCCCGATCCCGAAGACGGCAACAAAACCCGCGAGCGTATGCTCGATGCCCTCTTGGAGTATTTCCAGGAATACCCGCTCGACGCGAACCCTGTCAAGCCCATCAAGACTTTCGACGGCAAGCATGCGATCGAGTTCACCTTCTCCGTTCCCCTTCCCATCAAGCACCCGGTCACCGGAAACCCTCTCCTATACCAGGGCCGGTTCGACATGCTCGCTGCTTACAACGACGCCAACTTCGCAGTTGATGAAAAGACCGCCTCGCAGCTCGGCGCTCAATGGCAGAACCAATGGGACTTGGACTCCCAATTCACCGGGTATTGCTGGGCCGCCAAGCAGTTCGGCTACCCGGTCGCGGGCGCTATCATCCGGGGCATCTCCATCCTCAAGACCAAGTTCGGCCACGCGCAAGCCCTGATCTACCGCCCCGACTGGCAGCTCGATCGCTGGTACGAAAACCTCCTCTGGGACATCAACCAGATGATCCTGTTCTGGGAGCGTTACAACGACGGCAAGTTCGTCCCGATGGCTATTGACAAGGCCATCTGCGGCCAGTACGGGGGCTGCGCCTATCGCCGCCTGTGCATGTCCCCGAACCCGATTCAGTGGATTGAAGCCGACTTCGCCCCCCGTACCTGGAATCCGTGCGCGAAGGGTGCCTGATGTGGCAACCCAAATCTGGGTTATCGAGGGAACCACTTACCCTCCCGCCCCCATCGGCCTTGAGTTCACCCATGCTCTCGCCCATCGGCCTTTCTCCATCGCCTTCTTCTGCCCATTTTGCGGCGAGATCTGGGCGAGGCGGATTGTGCTCGGCGGGGATCCTGAGTGGACTCTCTGGCACCGGCCATGTTCCAAGCACCCGCATAGTATTTCCCGCGGGCTTTCCGGGAGCGTTTGGATCGGGTTCAACACCGACTCCGATCGGAACCTCCCCAAACCAGTGTTGCACCGAGAAGCCTTGATACATATTGGGGCTAATAATCCTCCATTACCGGAACCTATAAATCATGACAACTGAAACCAAAAAATCCCTTCCCGGAGTCAACGTGCTCCTTATGGGCGCCAGTGGCACCGGCAAAACCCACTCCATTCGCACCTTGGTCGAGGCCGGCCTGGAAGTATTCGTCCTCTTCACCGAGCCCGGCATGGAAGTCTTGGCCGATGTTCCCTCCGACAAACTCCACTGGCACTACATCCCCCCGGCTTCACCGGACTGGTCTGACATGATCGACTCGGCCACCAAGATCAACAAGATGTCCCTCAAAGCTCTCGCCGATATGTCTGACATCAACAAGTCCAAGTACACCGGCTTCCTCGATGTCCTCACCGCCTTGTCCAATTTCAAGTGCGACCGTACCGGGCAGTCATATGGCGCTGTCGACTACTGGGACGCCTCTCGCGTGATAGTCATGGACTCCCTTTCCGGCCTCTCCATCATGGCGATGAATCTGGTGACTGGATCAAAGCCCGTGAAATCCATCGCCGACTGGGGCATGTCCGTGGACAATCTCGAGCGCCTCACCACCAAGCTCTGCGTCGACACCACCTGCCACTTCGTGATGATCGCGCACCTCGAGCGCGAGGTCGACGAGGTAACCGGCGGCACAGTACTCATGGCCTCCACCCTCGGGCGCAAGCTCGGCCCGAAGCTCCCCAGATTCTTCTCCGACGTCATCCACGTTAAGCGCGATGGCCAGAAATTCTCCTGGTCAACCTCCACCACTAACGTCGACACCAAGGCCCGGAACGTAGCCATTTCTGAGTCCCTCCCGCCGACGTTCGTTCCAATCATCTCGTCGTGGCGTAATCGCTCCGCGTCGACCTGAAGTCCTGCCAGAGACTTAAAACCTGCACTATCCATCAACTCCCTTTTTAAGGAAACTTGCAATGTCCAACTTCAATCCCGAAGCATTCATGAACTCCACCACCACCGACTCCAACTCCACCCAATATACCCAAGTCCCGGAGGGCGAGTACAACGCCGCAATCGACGCTGTCACTCCCCGCACCACGCAAACCGGCAAGGCTCTCCTCAGCGTCAAGTGGAAGGTCGACGACGAGGGCGCCCGGACTGCCACTGGCATGGCCGAGCCCAGCGTCTTCCAGACCGTCTGGCTTGACATCAAGGACGACGGCACCCTGGACGGCGGCGCTGGCAAGAACGTGGGTCTCGGCAAGCTCCGCGAGGCTCTCGGCCAGAACCAGGCCGGCAAGCCCTGGGCGCCCGGCATGCTGATTGGTGGCGTCGCCAAGATCCGCGTGAAGCACTCGATCGACAAGCGTGACAATGTCACGATCAACGCCGAGGTTTCCGCGGTCGCCAAGCTGTAAGCACCACTGTAGTTCCGGGGAGGGCTAATCCCCCTCCCCATTTTTTCGAGGAATCTCCCATGTCCATTCACGTTCACGTCTCCCATCACCGCGTTGAGGAGATCCACGTTTACGCTGAAACCGAGCACGAACTTCACACTTGGATTGCTGCGTGGCGAAAAACCCACGAGCATCTTACTCCCCGCGTGATCCCGGTCGATCCGCTTTCCGCCATCGTTCAGTCAAGGAAGCCCCAATCATGAGAGTCATACCCCTGTCCGACCTCCTCATCCCCGAGCGCCGCCAACGCCAGCATTTCGCGGAAAAGCCCCTCGGCGATCTTCGTGAAAGCATCCTATCCAAGGGTCTGCTGCATCCGCCAGTCGCGCAATTCGATGGCGACACCTACACCTTGGTATGCGGTGAACGCCGTACCCGAGCCATCCAGACCATCGCTGAACTGGATATCCCCTTCCAGTGCGACGGCCGGACTGTCCCCCCAGGTTTTATCCCCATCATCCTGATCACCGATCTTTCCTCCATTGACATTCGTGAGGCCGAACTCGAGGAGAACACTCACCGCGAACCCCTGACATGGCAGGAACAAGCCGCGGCCATCGCTGAACTCTACGAACTTCGGGCGGAACAGGCCGCCATTGCTGGTGAAACCCCGCCAACCGCAACTTCTGTGGCAACCGAAATCAAGGGCGATGGCACTCAAGCTGCGGGTTCCCAGATTCAGCGCGTAACCGAGGCCGTGATCCTCTCCCGGCATCTCGAAGATCCCGAAGTCGCCAAAGCCAAATCCACCAAGGAGGCTATGAAGGTCGTGCGGAAAAAGGCTGAGGCCGCTCAACGTGCCGAACTCGCTGCCCAATTCGACCAGTCGAAAACCAATCACACCCTGTACCATGCTTCGGCCTTCGACCAGCTCCCCCTGCTCCCCGATGTCTCTGTGGATTTGATCCTCACCGACCCCCCTTATGGCGTTGGGGCAGACACCTTCGGCGACATGTCCTCCACCGGGCACGACTACAAGGACGATCTGGAATACGCCATGAAGTGCTATGCACTCCTCGCGCGTCAGGGTTTCCGCATCGCCAAGCCAACCGCCACCCTGTACGCCTTCTGCGACATTCGCCATTTCGACAAGATATCCCTCGAACTTTCCCTCGCCGGCTGGAATGTCTGGGATACCCCGCTGATCTGGAGCAAGCTCAACGGCATGCTTCCGAAACCTGACTATGGCCCTCGGCGCACCTACGAAGCCCTGGTCATGGCCGTCAAGGGTTCTCCGCGCTTCCTGAAAACGGGCGCACCTGACGTCCTCACCTTTCCCCTCCGGGAAGAGATCAAGCACGGCGCCCAGAAGCCCGTCGAACTCTATGCCGAACTGATACAGCGTTCCGTGTTGCCGGGCGCAACAGTCCTCGACCCCTTTACAGGCTCCGGCACGATCTTCCCTGCCGCCAACCGTACCAAGGTAATCGCCATCGGCATGGAGCGCGTGCTCGACACCTACAACCTCGCCCTGTCTCGCATGATCGAGACTTCGACCAACCCGCTGGAGGATTTGCTGTGAGTGATGGAATGGCAGAAACCATGCGTAATGAAGCCAACCCCCTCAATCGCCAAGTGGCGGGTTCCCACTACAAGGATATGAAAATCCAACCAGTGGAATTTATCACGGCAAATAATCTTGGTTTCCTTGAAGGCTGCATCATCAAGCGCATCTGCCGTTGGCGTTCCAAAGATGGGCTTCAAGATCTTCTCAAAATCAAGCATGAAGTTGACCTCCTTATCCAACTCAACAATCTCCCATGACTACCCTTTCCATCCCACCATCAGGGCCTTCGCCTTCCCGCCTTTTGATCGTCGGTGAGTCTGCTTCCGCCGACGATCTATGGAAGCAGCGGCCATTCGCGGGGCGCTCGGGCGAGGAACTCGACAAGATGCTACACGAAGCCGGCATCGTCGTAACCGAGGCCCGGCGCACCTACGTCCTCCCATTCAAACTCACCTTTCCTTTGGACTCCTGGATTGAAACCGGCAAGAAGAAAGCCAAGGACAAGGGCTTGTATAATGTCTGGGGCGAACGCTATTACTCCGACGATCTCAAGCCCCATCTTCAAGCCTTTTTCGCCGAGATCCGCGCATCCCGACCGGAGATAATTCTCGCCCTGGGGGATCTCCCCCTGTGGGCCCTCACCGGTGAGTCCGGCGTGTCGACTTGGCGCGGGAGCTTCCTCGATCCGCATCCCGAGATCGCGCACGCCCTGGGCTATTCCCCTGTAATCATCCCTGCCCACGCGCCCGCCACCATCCAGCGTATGTGGGATTGGCGCTCCATCACAGTCCGCGACTTCACTCGCGTTCGAGACTACCTCGAAAACCCCGCCGACTACCAATACCCTGCCTACCTGTTCTCCATCCGGCCTACCCTCCCAGGGGTTATGCAAACCCTTCAATCCCTCCTCCGCGATTGCAGAGCCGGAACCGAGGTCAAGCTCTCCGTCGACATCGAGACCATCTGCCGGCATATCGCTTGCGTGGGAATCGCCTGGAATGCCCGCGAAGCCCTGTGCATACCTTTCATGGACGCGGGCGCCTCGCACTACTGGACTCTCGATGAAGAGATCGCCGTTAGCCTCGCCCTTCGGGAGCTTCTCACCCACCCGAACTGCCATGTCATCGGGCAAAACTTCAACTACGACGCGCAGCATTTCGCGAAGCACCTGGGCTATTATCCCAACCTCCGCTTTGATACGATGCTCGCCCAGCATGTGCTGTATCCCGGCACCCAAAAGAGCCTCGACTACCTCTCCTCCATGTATGCCCACTACCACCGATACTGGAAGGACGAACTCGACGATTACCACAAGATGCCTCAAGACCTCAACAAATTCTGGACATACAACTGCAAGGATTGCGTCATCACCTGGGAAGTCGAATCCGTCCTTCAGCGCCTGCTTGTCCAGGCCAACATGACCGAGCAGTTCGCCTTCCAAATGAAGATGGCGCGCCACGCTTTCAACACCATGCTTCGCGGCGTTCGCATCAACTCCAAAGCCCGGAGTGAGGTCGCCGGGGAACTGATGGAGGCTATCGCCGTGCGCGAGCAGCTTATCCATACCCTGGCCGGAGAACCCCTTAATGTGGCCTCCCCCAAGCAAATGCAAACCTTCTTCTACGAATCCCTGGCCATCCCGCCCATCATCTCCCGCAAGACAAAGCGCCCGACACTCGACGATGACGCCCTCGACACCATCTCCAAGAAGTACCCCCTCCTCGCCCCCTTCATTGATGTCATCCGCGAGAAACGTTCCCTCGGCGTTTTCCTCTCGACGTTTTGCATGATGCCACTTGATTCCGATGGCCGGATGCGCACCTCATACAACGTAGCCGGAACCGAGACCTTCCGGTTCAATTCAGGCGAGAACGCATTCGGCAATGGCGGGAACCTGCAAAACATACCCAAAGGAGAAGATGCATGAACTTTCTCGCCCACCAACCCTTGCCGAATATCCGTAAGTTTTTCGTCCCCGATCCAGGGTATACTATAACCGACACCGACCTTGATCGCGCCGATCTTCAGGTCGTCGTATGGGAGGCTGATGATGATGAACTTAAACACGCACTCCGTATCGGAGTTGATATCCATCTTCTCAACGGGCTCAGCCTGGAAAATCGTCCCATCCCAGATCTCGCGGAACTTGTGGAATCTCATCCGCGTTACCTCGACCACCGCGCCCCTCACGAAAAGCAGCGCAAGCTTGCTAAGGCGTTTATCCACGGGACTAACTATGGAGGAAGTGCTCGAACTATGGCAATCGCTGCAGGAACGACTGTCCATCAAGCTGAGCTTCTCCAATCACGCTGGTTTGGTGCACATCCGGGTATCAAGCGTTGGCATGAAAGAACACAACACAGCCTCAACACCACCCGTACCGTGTTTAACAGATTTGGATTTCGCAGAGTATACTTCGATCGTGTCGATGGCCTACTCCCCGAAGCCCTCGCCTGGGTGCCTCAAAGCACCGTGGCCCTATACATCAATAAAATCTGGGACGCCGTAGCCACCAATCTTCCTGAAGCCCATATCCTCCTCCAAGTCCACGATTCTCTGGTCTGGCAAGCCCCAACTCCCATCTTCGAATCTACCAAAGCCCGCTTCCGCGAACTCGCTAAAACCATCGTTATCCCTTATCCAGATCCCCTCATCATTCCAGTAGGCTTCAAATCTTCCACGGTATCGTGGGGAGACTGTCATTAATTAGGGCGGATAATGCATAATAACCGCCCCCAAAAAAGGATAAGCAATGACACAGCGGAGATGCAAGGACTGGCTTCAGTCCTTCATTCAGTACGCCTCGTTCGGCGAGGCACCACTCAAGATGTATTTTTGGACTGGCGTGGCAACCCTCGCGGGGGCCCTTCGCCGCAGGGTATGGATCGACCAGAAGTATTTCGAATGGACTCCGAACTTCTACATCATCCTGGTCGCGCCCCCCGGCGTCGTCTCAAAGTCCACCACCGCAGGTGTCGGCATGAACCTGTTGAAGGATGTCCCCGGCATCACCTTCGGCCCGGACGTCGTCACCTGGCAAAAACTCATCGAGGACATGGGGAAGAGCAAGGAACTCGTGCTCAACCCGCAAACCGGGGAATACCTCCCGATGTCCTGCGTCACCCTGTCCGCGAGTGAATTCGGCGCCCTTTTAAACCCAACCGACCGAGACATGGTAGATGTACTGGTGTCTTTGTGGGACGGCCAGCCAGGTGCATTCAAAAAATCCACCAAGACCTCCGGGAACGATGTGATTGAAAACCCTTGGATCAACATCATCGCCTGTACCACCCCAGCCTGGATTGCCGGCAACTTCCCCGAATACATGATCGGCGGGGGCTTCACCTCTCGGTGCATCTTCGTCTATGCATCCAAGAAGCGCCAATACGTCGCATACCCTGCCGATCATGTCCCTCCCGGCTTCGGGCAGCTCCGCGCTGACCTTGTCCACGATCTGGAACTGATCTCCACCATGGTCGGAGAATACGAGATCGACGACGAGGCCAAAGCCTGGGGCGAAAACTGGTACGCCAACCACTGGGGCTCCAAGCACAAGAACCTCCCTCCCGAGCAATTCGGCGGGTACCTCGCGCGCAAGCAAACCCATATTCACAAGCTCGCCATCATCCTGGCCGCTTCGGAATCCGACCACCTCGTCATCTACCCCCGCCATCTGGAAATGGCCTCCGAGATGGTCGACGCCCTTGAGGACGACATGCCCTACGTCTTCGATAAAATCGGCCGCACCCAGCAGACCCAAGTCCTCAACGACCTAGTCGAGATCATCGCCGCATACCATTCCATATCCCAGCAGGATTTATATAAAAACCTCAGCCGAAAATGCACCTACAAAGAATTCCTCGAGGTACTATCTTCCGCCCAGCAAGCCGGGTTTGTAAAGGTCGAGCAGCGCGGCGCTCAGATGCACGTTTTCAAGATCTGACTTCTGCCATGCACGGAAATATAAAACTCATCCGCCATGTCGAGTTCCTTGGCTACTGCTGCCCGAAGGAGTTCTTCCGTACCCACGAGCGATTTACCACCGAGGAGCTAAGCGGACTGCTCGGAGTTAAGCCCCGAACAATCCGCTTTTGGAAGGTGAAAGTTAAATCCCTCTCACCGTGTAAAACCTGCCTCCACGTTTGACTGTACCCCCCTGAATTTCCGGGAGGTCTTATCCGCCTCCTTGTTCCGTACAGTCCGGCGATGGGTCTTGATGCTATCCGCCTTGGTCTTGCCGGATATCCGAATCCCCTCATACCCCTTCGGCAGGTTCTTATTGAACTGGTCGATTTTAGCATCGACGGCACCCAGCATCTCGCCATCCCCTGTGCGCACGGCCTTCCACCTTGCATCCAGCAATGTCTGTTGCCGCGTCCGCCAGTAGATCTGTTCCGACACCTCCATAAAATCCATCTCCCGCTTCCGGGCCAGGACTGTCGGGTTGCCGCCAGCTGCCATTCCCACCAGTTCCCAATTCGTTAGATCCCGGAAGTTCTGACTTCCAGGTGGGTCTTCGACCAGCCGGGCGCCGGATTTGTCTAGCACCCCATACGTCGGCTGCATCGACTGCAGGATATACGCATCCACCGCTTTCCCGATTGCCCCGATCGCGCCAGGCAATTCCTTCAGCGCCTCGCCCACTCTCCCTTGGCCGTGCGCCACCTCCCAGCTCGCCGAGACAAACTTCACCAAATCCTCGGTGAATCCGCCAAACGCCCCAGCGCTCTTCGTGGCAAAACTCCCTGCCCATTCCGCGAAGTTCTTGTAATCCCGGTTCAGCATATCCACCCCCGGCAGGATCCGGCCTAGGCTGAAACTTCCACTCAGATCCATCCCGGCGAAATTCCCCAGCATGCCATGCATCACCAGATCCGGGCTCGCTCCCAGATCTGCCACGAACTTGCGGGTTTCCAGTCTGAGATTCCCCCCGAACATTTTCCTATAGATAAACGACAACACCTCCATCAGATTCTCCATGAACGGAGGCGCCAGCAATCCGCCCAGCATCATATAGATAAACCACAGCTTCATCGTATAGGCGCTCCCGCCTAACTGTGCTTTATCCAATCCCCTGGCCTTCAAGTCGGCACTCAGCGCCTTGCTGTATCCGCCCATCATGTTCCAGGTCATGAACTGCGTATAGCTCGCAAACATCGTGAGGATCGCCTTCTTCCCCCTGAACAGTTCCGACCGATTCCCAGCATCATACGCGTTCTGCAACAGATTCGTTCGTTGCACAGCTGCCGTGTAAGCTGCCTCCAGCGAACTTCCGCGCCCGCGCTCCGCCTCAAAAAACATGGTCAGCGTACTCAGTCGGTTCATCTTCTCCACCATCCGGAAGGGGAACATGCCCACCTCCATTGCAACTCGCGCCATATTCCCCAGTGGCCCGCGCCGCACCCCTCTAAGTGCCGAGCTGCCATTCGCCTGCCCAGCCAGAAAATACGCATAGCTTTGGTCAATGATCCCCTCCGTCACCGCCCTGTTATACATCCAGACCAGGGGGCTATTCTCCGGAGTAATCCCGCCGATGATATGATTCGTCTTAGGATTCTTCGCAAAGCCGGTGAAGCGGGCGCCGAATAACTTGGCCGCATCAAACAGCCCCTTCGCGAACATCTTGTGCCCCTGCACCTCCCCGTATTCCGTGGTGATCGCAGCATAGCTATTCAACATCGTGCCGAAGTTCATCAGCGCCGTCTTGGCATTGTACGCCAGGAACACCAGCGTGGCGGCTGTCCGCAATCCCTGCAGTTCATACGGCGGGTAAAGCACATACTCCTTCACCCTGTTCATCATGTCTGTGTTCCGCTGAAGTTCCTTCGACAGCGCCAACCCCTCCGGCGTTTGGAGTGCCTGGGCCCTTCTCAGCAACGCCTTCTGCGCATTAATCCTCTTGGTGAACTCTGACCGGAATTCCAGCTTCCAGATGAAATTCGCATTGTGCCAGATGAAATTCGAATAGTTCCGAATCAAATCTTTCTCGCCGCCGGCCATCGTATCCGAAATCTTCCCAAACCGATTCGCCAGCTTCTCGTGCCCCGCCGGAAGCATCATGTCGCTCATGACTTCCAGTTGCTCCCGCGTAAACAGGTTCGTGTTTTCCAGCTGCTCGATCAGGTTCCGCGGCAGGGTCAGCGGGATCCCATTATAGTCCTCCGCCTTATGCCACTTCACCTTCATCTTCCCACCAGTCGCATTGGCCTTTGCGTGCCACTGTTTCAGGGCAACTTCCATATCCCCTTGGTGCTCGAAGTATTCCACCCTGACAGTCCGGTATTTCCTCTCCCCAGGTTTTGTCTGGAGTTTCTTCTCCTGCACAATGATGCTGTAGTTGCCATATCTCCCCTGGGGGAAGAAGGGCGTCAACCGGATCTTCTGCATCGTCTGATACAGATCCTCAATTTGCTTGATCGCCATCTCAGGCGAGTTCCTATTCCGCTGCGCGATCTTCTTCTGTAGCGTCCGCTCCAGTGCCGTCATCTGCTCAATGATCGTGGTCTTGTATTGCATGATCAACTGCAGAATCTCCTGCCCCCTGATTGTCGTGGCATCAATCCCGTGCTTGGCCAGCGCCGCCTCAATCCCCTTCCGAGGAACATATTCCCAGCTTTCCACCAGTTTGCCGGTTTTGGCACTAACGTCCTGCCCGCCATCTTCCAACTCGCCCCAGATCAGTTCCCGGCCGGGCACCTCTGGCTTCGCCGACCACCCCTGCAGGTTAAACCACGACACGCCACTCCGGGCTTCTTCCTCCAAGAAATTGAACATCGCATCCAGTTCCTTCACGCTCCTGGTCTGCAATTCCTTGGTCAGTACTTCTCCCGGCTGCTGAAGCGAATTCTTATACGCCTCACCCTTTTGGAGATCCTGCAACATCTGCTGCATCGGGATATCCAGCTCACCATTACTCAACGGCTTCGATGCCCGTTGCTGCAATTGTACCAGCGCGTCCATCGTCCGGTGCCAGCCATTGACTGCTTTCCGCGCCAGGGTTTCCGGGTGCAATCCCTGAATGCCACTCACCAGATGCGACAATGCGCTTTGCTCCGGATTCCCCTTATCCCAGGCTACCCTATCACTTTCCTCGAATGGCCCTTTTTGCCGGTAAGCATCTTTAATCTGCTCCGGGCTGAATACCATATACACTGTCCCCAGACTAGGATCGTATACATTCTTGACAACAATCCCGTCATGGCCGAGGGTTTTTGCTTGCTGAATAATCGCATCATAAGCTCCATGCACCCATTCCTGGTTTTCAAAGTCAATCTCAAACGGGTTCTCCATCCGAACGTAGAAGCCCGTGGTCACCCCCTTCGTAGGCAGGGTTTCCGCCGTATCCTGGAGTTTCGTCAATTCCCCCTTCAGTCGCATATATTGCACCCGGACTTTGTAGGCATCCGGTTTGATCTCTACTCCTCTCGGCGACTTGACCGGCAATCCGGCTTTCATGTCATCCAGCATTTTCCCCAAGAACCCGATTTTAATTCTGAGCGTTTGGGCCTTTCGCGCGTCGTCCGCCTGCTTGAAGAACGTCGTGTCCCGCCAGATCTGCTTTCCGTAAAAGTTCGCATTGAGCGGGGAATCCGAGAAGAAGAATGCCCGCTCCTGTTTCGCCAGGGTTATGTCGAAGAATTCGACTACTGCCCCCGATCCGTGGAACACCAGCAATGGCTCGCCGGTATGCACATCCGTCAGCTTCCCCCCCTTCCACCAACGCTGGAAGAACGGGGACTTGAACCCCTGTGCCTGCCACATCGTGATCGCCTGTTCTACCATCTCCGGCTGTCGCATTTCCTCCAGCGTCAATCCAGCAAGATAATCCGCGGTGATCTCGGGATTCGTCGGGGCAGCCGGGTTCCCTTTGTCCCAGGCGACAACCGTCTTCGCCGCTTCGGGGATGCTGAATGCCCACCAGCCATTATCCTGTCGTTCGAGCAATCCCTGGTTATCTATCGTAACCCGGTCAAATTCTCCTAAGGTCGAGCGCTGATCCTCAGTCGTAATATGCACTGCCCCGTATTCCTTCTGCAGCCACTTCGGGATGGTCTTGGCATAGCGATCATAGATCCCTTGCATATCGCCGTAATTTCTGGGAATATTCTTAAGTTGCTCCATATATCCCAGAATTTCCAAAGAAACATCAGTTGGAAGTTTCGTTAAGTGCGTAATCCCATTCCCCAGATTAGGGGAATACGTCCAAAAGTATAGGGAATCAGTGGGACCTTTGAAATTGAATTGGCCGAGAAGGGTCAATCGCATATGCTCGGGGTAATTATCTTTACTGTAACTATCCACCAGCATTGCATTGAATTTTTCCAGCAATTCTTTTGGCAAAGTAGTTACCGTACGCCACCCCTCAATCCTTGCAATGGTATCAGCATCCGCCACTCGGAACTCACCCCTCCCATTCCGGGCCTGAAGTGCAATTTCCTCCTTGATGACCCGTTTCCACCAGTCATCCCGTTGCATACTGGCATCCAGAGCTTCGTGCTCCGGGGATGCCGGGAGGCCCTGCGCCATGCGGGAATACTGCTGATAGGAAATCTCAGCTTCTTTTACCCGTAAAAGTGCCCTTTCAATTGCAATCTGCGTTTTTTCTGCATTAGAAACAGCATCTTCTATCTGATACTGCTCAAGGGTTTTTTGGAGTAATTCAACATCATGTTCCCTCGCAATCAAATACTTCCGGGCATTCTCCGCCTTCCGCTCCAGATCCGTCTTCGACTGCTTTTGAAAATAATCACTTTGCAACTCCACCAGCATCGCAATATTTCCCTTCGTCACCACCCTGGTATGGGCGACGTACTGAGGATCGCTAAAGTGATTTTCCTTCCCTACTGCGAATGGCGCCTGCCAAACATGCGTTACCGGAATCGGCTTATTCACCCCCGTATACGAAGCTCGCCACCAATCTTGCGGAAGAATCCCAGCATTCTCCAGCCCATATTCCGCATAGTCATCCGTCTGGCGCATTGTCAGCGGCACATTCCGATCCAGCACAGCCGCGACCACAGCCTCCCTCGGAATATTCCCTTCCGGATATTGGGCCAGTATCTCCTCCGCCGCTTGCCTGTCCAGCTTCGTCAGATCCAACTGTTTCGCTATCCCCTCAACTGTTGCGCGTTTCAGCATCTCCTTTTCGGGCAGTCGCGAGATCAGCTTCGTGGTGATATTCCCCTTATCCCAGTTAATCCCCCGCAGACTCCAGATCTTCTCCTGCGCCTCGGTAAACTGCCCCTTCGTGATCATTCCCTTCAGGGCCTTATGATCCTTCTTCCCTTCCTCGATGATTCCTTCATCCACTAGATCCTGCACCATCGCCTCGGTACTCGCCTTCCGCTCCTCCGGCGTGGCGGCCACCTCGTCATCCGGCAGCGGCGATTCCTCATAGTCTTCTTCAGGCACCAGCTCGGCCTCCGTCGCCATCTCGCCACTTTCCCGCAGCGCCGCCCTCTCCGCTTCCAATGCCGCCAACTGCGCCTTCTGCTTCGCCTTGAGTTCTTTCCCCAGCTTCACCTGCCCCCACTTCTTCGGGCGCTTGGTCTTTTTCGCCAGAGCCGTCTGCTCGTCCAGCCACCGCTCAAAGGTCACATCGGGCTTCACATAGCCTTGATCCTTGATCGTGGAGAAGAATTCCCTGACGGCGTTCAGCGCACTCTGAAACCACTCACCCATCCGGGTGCCCTTCAGATAATTCCTATCCTGGGCTGCGCGCGACATCTGCTCCGCCATGAACTCATCAAAGTTCAGGACATAGTTCTCGTCATTCGGCGAGACTGCATCCAGCACATTCTTGATAGTCATGTTATCAATACTAGCGGTGGTGATCCCGCGATTCCGAGCCTCCCGTTCCACCCACGCATACAGACTTTTTGTCTGCTTCTCGCCCTGCGCTGACAACGACAATTTCCTGGTACCATACCAGGCGTTCACAAAATCCTTCCCGGAGATTGTACCCGCTCTTGCCGCCGTTTGCAGATCCCACCAGCGCTGAATCAGATCCGCCTCGATCGGCGCGAAAGCCCGAATGCTTGCTATTCTCTCCGGCGTCAGGGCAAAGTCATTGATTTCCTGGCGCAGTCCTGCCCGCAGTCCGCGAATCTGATCTTCTGACATCCCTTGGGCAGCGGCCTTCCGCACAATCCCTCGGTCAAAATTTTCCACCCGCAAAGCATGCCCATACTCATGGGACAGGGTGCTGACGAATTCAACCTGGGTTGTGGCATTCCCGCCAGCGTATTTGAAGCTCGGCAATTCCCTGGGATTGATGACATGAGCGAATAACTCCCCTTTATCGTCCAATGGCAGGGTAAAATGGCCCCCACTTTGACCCCCTTGCAACTGCTCCATCGTGACGATAATCGGCATCTGGATCCCGGTGATCTGGCCCCATTTCGTCAGCACTTCCCCGATCAACTCTGGCATAGCGCCCGGGAACAGCGCCTCCTGCGACTGAAGGTTTCCGCCCAGTACCGTGACCGATCCCAAGGGCAAATCCGAGATCTGATCCAACCGCAGTCCGACTGCTTCCGGGTTTGACTGGAACATGATCGTGCGCTTTGCCAGCGGTACGTCGCGCCCGGCCAGACCTTCCAGTTCGTAATACCCGCGCCGTCCTTCCACACTTGGCGTGATCCCGCCATAATCCGCAGCTTCCTCGTCCAGCGTTGCGCCCGTTCGGGCCTCTTGCGGGAACCGCGAATCCAGCAATGCCGCTATCCTTTGCCCGAACGCAGTAGCCGGAACATCGGCACTATCTCCGCGCATCTGCGCTGCTTGAATTGCGGCCAGCTCAGGGTTGACTTCTCGGGTACGATAATCTCGCGTTATCCGCCCCAACATATCCTGCGTGCTTTCCGCTTCCCCCGGCAGCACCACACCCGCTTCGATCAGCTGCTCCGTCATGCTTTCAGCCAGCGCCCGTTCCCGCACCACCGCCAGATTTTCATCACGGGCCTTGGAGAGCAACTTCCCGCTTCCCCCCATCACGCCGCCCATGAGTGCGCCCTGGGCTGCCGCCATGCCAGCCCGCTTTCCCATCTCCCCAATTCCGTAATTCCCCCAGCCGGAAAGATTCGCCTCCGTATCCATCGCGCCCTGGGTCAGACCTTCCTGCGCCGCCTCCGACACCATCACCGTTGCGCCCGCTTTCGCCACCGATTTCAGCGTCGCCTTCCCGCCGCTTTCCATGATCTTCTTAACATACATCAATGGCCCGGCTTCGAGGATTGTGCTGACCGCGCCTCCGAAGCCCATCGACCTGCCAGTCTGCTCGTCCGTCGCACCTTTTGCCTGGGCCTCCTCCCATTGGCCGCCAGCTTCCAGCGCAAAGTTTGACGAAAGGCCGGCTGCCAATCCCAGCGCAGGATTGATAACTCCCAGGCCTACTGCCGGAATAACACTTCCCCCCAGACTTTCCGCCGTCCCACCAACAATCTGATCAAAGGTGCTGTCCTCTGCCCCTGCCGGGCGCGCCGCCTTCAACTCCCCCTTCATGATGTCCGCAGTCCGTTTGCTCTGCTCGAACTCCCTCCGCCGCTCGAAATACGCCTTCGCCGCCGGGCTCTCCGGAAACCGCTCATACGTTTCCAGCTGATCCGGGTCGACCTGTTGGCTGGCCCAGTCGAATGCCGCCTTCGAGGTGGTAACGCCGGATACCGTTCCGAGAACAGCCCGTTCCGGCAGGGATTTCAGAGTGTCCAGAACTCCAGGCCCTTCGGCGGGTGCGTCGCCAAAAGGATTGCCGGAAGCGACAGAATCCCCGAAGGGATTCGCGCCGGCGTCTACTACATCATCGCCGAAAGGATTTGCCATGATTACTTATTCCTTATATAGGTCTTCCCATCAGGGCCAACATAAGATTGACCTTGTTTAACGCTATTACGCGCCTTTTCCCAGGCAGCTTTATCGGCACTACCTGCCGAGGCTGCCACAGGTTTCCCTGCTGATTTCCTGGTAAGTGCAATCAGGGTTTCTTCTGCCGACTGGCGGGTGGCATCATCCGTGGCATTCTGATACAACGCAGTCGCCGCCCGGAGAACTTCTCCCTTCGTGCCGGATTCAGCTTCCAGCACATATTGCGCAGCATCCTGATCGGTCGCGCCAGGATTCGCCTTTTTGTACATCTCGGCCATCAGGGTCATGTTGTCCTTCTTGGCGGCAGCTCCGGTTTTCCCCTTATTCAACACCGTCGTTGATGCAGCAATTTTTTCCGGCGTGGAATTCGGATCTGCCAGTACATCTCGCGCAGCATTCTCCTGATTAAGCCCCTGTGTCCGGGCGCTGTGTTCGCCTGCCTGCGCATTATACGCATTGATTCTGGCATTCTCAGCCTTCACCTTCGCATCCGCCAGATCCTGTTCAGCCTTGGCTGCCTTCTCGCCAGTCGGATCCAACTTCATCGCAGCTGTATATGTCTTCTGCGCCCGCTGATATTCCAGATCCGCCTTGTCTGCCTCGGCCTGAAGTTTCTGCATTTCCACCGGAGCTTTCCCCGCATTGGTCTTTGTGCGTTGCGTGACTTCTTCAGTCTGCGCTCCTCGCAACGCCCGATTGCTTTCCGAATCCTGCCGCAGCCGCTCAGCCTCTTGCTGCTTGTACAGATCGTCGCGCCCCGCTGCACTCTGCATCTCGGTATATGCAGATTGACTGAGAGCCGCCAAACGCAGTTTATCCGAAAGATTCCCTGGCGACATCAACGCCGCCGACAGCAAAAGCAATCTCTGCTGTTTCGACTCATCCATCCCGCCATTCAGGATTCCCGCCGTTGGCGCTTCGGGCGCTTGTTGTAATTGCTGCACCTGCCCAGGATCGAATTGACCTTGCGGCGCCCAGCTCGGCAGCGTCATCGGGTCAATCACAGGCGATTGCCGCATATCCTGGAGTGCCGGCTGCGCAGCATCCTGCGAACCTTGCATCCCCAAAACCTGCGAGATCTGATCAAAGATTCCCATGACGATTTACCTCAATCCCAGGATCTGGGCCAAACTCGGCACAACCTGCTGCGGAGCCGTTTTCACCTGTTCCGGAGCCTGGACTTGGCTTGCGCCCACATGCCCAGGATTCGACGCCACCGGAGCAAACGACGGTTTCATGGCTTGCATCCGTTGCAGATAATTCGTATCCGCGCCCGAAAACAGTCCCAGGATCTTCGCCATTGCCTCCGGCGACAGGGCCGGATTGCTCATTCCCGCTGCATCACTTGCGGGCGCTCCCGCACCAGAAAGCATACTCATCAATGCCATTTTCGTATCTCCTTAGAATCCACCACTGGCGATCATAGGCGCCATAGTCGCTACACTACTTCCAATGCCAGCTATGGTACCCAGTTGGGAAAGTGCTGAAGGCCCTTGTGGCCCGTAAGTCGGGGTATTCGAGGTAGTGGAACTCCCACTCGACCCGCCCCCATAGATCATGTTCGCATAGTTCCTGAGCGGGATCCAGTCGGCATTCATCCCCCACTGGGTAACGTCCGCATCGCGGTTTAGCGCTTGTTGCGCTCGCATATCCTGACTGGCGCCCACCGCCGATTCCCAGGAAGTCGGAACAGCCGCCGCACTCAGTGCCATCGGCGCGGTCGCCAGCGCCTTGGTCGAAGCATCCAGCCCCTTCCCATAAGCATCGCTTCCCATCTTCGCCACCACATCTCCCATGGAGTTTGCCAGTCCACGCATGGCAATGCCCTCGGCAACCCCCTGCCGGCTTCCGCCATATTGCCCGGCATCCATTGCACCTGATCGGATATTGCTGAGTGCGCCCCCCGCTTGGGTAAACTGTTCCCCCATTGGTCGAAGGGCAGCTTCCATCGCCCCCGCTAAAAACGGGTTATTCTGCACATCTCGGGCGGAGTTCAGGTTATAATTCAGCGCCCCGAACATATTCGGCACAACTGAACCTTGCGCGCCGCGTGCAATATTCAGCATTGAATTTTCCGCGCCCATCGTCGCCGCACTCGGCGCAGCAATCTGTGCCCCAGGATATTGCGCGAAGCTCCCCTTGGTCGCCTCGTAAATCCTCTTCGCTTCCGTCTGCAGGGCATCCCGATTCGCCTGCTCCGCCGGGCCGAAGTTCTGCACCTGGGTCGTACTGGTCGTATTCGTGGGGGCAGAACTTCCGCCTCCCCCATCAAAGAAATACAACCTCCGCCCATCCGGGCCAAATCCATCTCTATTCCGCAGCATCCTTGTGCTCCTTGTAGAATTCCTCGAACCGCTCACGAATCATCCGGGAAGCGCTTTTCTCCAGCATCTTCACTCCGTGATCCAACCCGCCTGTCAAAACCATCGACATGAGCGGCAGCATATAAATCGCATACCGCAGGAAATGGGCTAATTCCAGCGAATGTTCATCGCCCTTTTTTTCCAGCTTGTTTGACGCAATGTAACTCACCACCGCGACAACCAGCACCGGATACAGCGTTGAACTGAACTTTTGGAAAAACGGGTTCAGCGGGAGCGTAACCAAGGCCATTTGCATCATCTGGTGGACGGCCTCAGTCGACACCTCCACATCCTTATCCACCAGATCATCCCAGGTATGGGCGATCACCCTGACTGTCTCGTACAAATCCACAGCCGTCTGATCACCCTTAAACCATTCCAACCTTTCGTCTATGTCAGTCATTTCGATCTCCCCATCAAACCCATAGCCTATTGCATTTTCCTGGGGGTGTCAATGACTGTTATAACTTAACCCAAGCCCCGCTTCTGTATTCGTACAGCCCCCGGCCACTACCTGGATTCCAGCCAGTCCCATCGGCAATCGCCAGCATTCCTTCCCGCGGCCGGATGGGTTCCTGGGCCCTGACCGGGATCGCCACACCATCCTCGACCAGTTGAAATTCACCCCCGATCCGATTCAGCTCCCGGCTCAAATATTCCGAAAGCTGTTGAATGGATAATTCGCCACTCAGGGGTTCAGGTGAATACGCCATCAGAACCTCCCGCCCGGCAACACATCAAGCTCATATCCATGCAGCCGCCATTCGATATCTGTGGCGGAAGAGAAGCGCAAAGCCAGCAATCTCGACGCCACCCGGCAATCAATCTTCTGGGTTGTTCCAATGGTATAGAGCACCGGATCGCCCCAGGTAACCGCACCGTCAATCTGGTTCTGCTCGCCAACCGTTACCGCCACCTGCCCTCCATCCGTCCCTTCGATCCGCGGCCAGATCGACAGGATCAGCTTATACGCCGAGAAGTCAGGGGCTTTCCCGGCCACGAAAGGCACCGCAATCCCTGTCCGCTCCACCGTACTCGTCATGGAGCTTCCGGAAAATTGGTCAGTGGATTCGGCCAGCGTCAATGCTGTAGCATTCGGGCGCACTTCGATCAGGGAATTTTCCGCAGCCCCGTATGGCCTGACGTCCCAGACCGAAGTTTGAACATCCCACTCGCCGCTCGCCCCAAGCCATGTTCCGGGCGCCTCGGACAGCAGCCCCGGCTCGATATGCGCCACATCGTTCAACTGCCGATAGCCCAGCGTGTTATCCTGCCAATTCCACACCAGCGCCATGTTCGGGAACTCATTCCCCTCCATCGGGAAACAAAACCAGACTTCATGTTTCGCCTGGAAATTCACCGTAAAGGAGCGCCCGTAATACGTCTGATCAAGGTTCGCCGCTAGCCACTTCCGCATCCGCCCATCCAGGATCGAAACCGCCTGTTGGCCATCATGCCTGATAATATCCCCCACACAGAACACTGCATGAACGCCTGGGCGAAACTCCACAGCGCACCGCCGGGAAAGAATTCCAAGTTGCTTGGACAATGCCGCAAAGCGGAAGATATTCACCCCACCGATAAACTGCATCGTGAAGATCGCATCTTCTTTGTAAACGATATTCACATCTCGCAACGGGGCGCAGTCTACCACGAAACCTGGGGTCTCGGCCAGGGAATATTCCCCTGCATCCTTCGTCACATCGGTTTCATCCCAGGAGGATGGCAGGGCGCCCGGATCAGCCGGGTGCGACCACTTAACCATATGCGGATAACGGGTGCCTGACTTGGTGATATCGAGCGCCACAAGGAAATTCCTGAACGGGCGCATTGCCATGCAAGTCCAGGTTGCATCCCAATTACTCAGCATTTCCAACTTCGTGCTGACCTCGGTTGGGAGCCACATCTGCGGCACATCAATGCCATTATTGATGACTGGCACTCCATTCAGCATTCCGCCAGTCCAGTTGAGATCCGCTGTCGCAGCGTAATCCACGTCGACCATCGCCGTCTGCCGGGTGATATTCGTATGCGTAGCTCCGTCATATGCATAGACCTTGTTTAAGCCCGCATAGAGCCAGTAATACGCAAGAGGTTGCGGAACTGCCAGCGCCCAATACGGCACAATACTCGGTGTCTGCCAGAGACTTTCTCCCTTGAACTTCTCTACATAATTATCCGTGAAGCGGACATTCTGCGCGTCGCTCCAGGCTTCCAGCGGTAACTCGTGCGGCTTCTTGTCTTTGATGACTCCGACAGAACCGACCATATCGACAGGGATTAGTGCCATATTTGGGGCCTTTAATTCTGAATTACCATCCCCGGAAATCCCCAGGGAACCTTCCCATCAACCTTTATTCCTACGTTCGAAGTGCGGAGTATCAACCTTCGTTCTCCAGTTTCCGCCCCAGCTGTTGTACTCCGACAGAGACTCCCAATAATTCCCGACCACTTGCAGATCCTTTTTGGCGGTCAGGTATATATTGTCTCGAAAGATATTAAGATCCACAGCAAGACTAGAAATATGATAGCTATTGAGAGTCCAACTAGATCCACGATCAACATAGATGCGTTGTAGCTCGAGCGGGCGCCGCGCCTCTCCGAACGTCCATTCATAGCCATTCTCCATCAGCCAGTTAAAGAGTTTCGCCACATCCTGGGCGAAATACGATTGCTGCTTTCGTAGACTCATATTTTCCCCTTCCCCATCGCGGAGACCTTTTCAATCCCTCGCCCGACAAAGTACGCGGTCAGGATAATCCCGTAGGAAATCTTGATCAGTTCCACAAAAGCCGAATCGACTCGCAGCCAATCCGAAGCAAATGCCATGACCGAAATCACGACTGTCCAGTACGCCAGCACCATCGGACGGATAGTCTTCGACAGCCACGAATCCGAGGTCATGTCAGCTTTCCAGCGATCCGTCACCTGCTCCTGGCCCTTGGCCTCGGCATTCAGCGCCGCGTTCGTCAGAAATTGCTCATGCGCGATCTCAATTCCCCGCAAAGTCTCGACATCCTCTTGCGTCGGATTCGCGGGAATCTTGATGCCCAGCTCTTTTTCAATCACATCCTGGCCTTTTGCCAGAACAGCATTCGCCATTAGATCTAACCCCTTGGCGAACAGCGCCTGAACGATGATAGGTACTGGCATTATTTGTGCCCCTGATTGAAAAAGTGCAGAGCCCCAGCTACGATCATCGAGCCGATTCCGGTAAAGAACATTCCGGCGAGTACCAACCATCCTTTGTCCGCCGTTCGCCGCATGGAGGCGCCAAAGCGAAGATTCTCCCGAAATTCCTCCACTTCCTTCGGCTCGTCCACATTCACCCCCAGGATGGCAAAAACCATCTTCACCGCTTGTCGTGCGGATGCCTCCGCATGAGGACAATCATCCTCACTCCGGCAATGGTCATTACAACGTTCTTCAGGCATGATTCCCTCTCAAATGTGGCCAGATTGTTGTTGCAGTAAATGGTTTAACATAATGCCAGTCCTCACCTTTCTCAAATCCGGACAGCATAATGTTTTCCTGATCCAGTTCATCCAGAGTCCTTACGAATGAACTATTGCATTCGGAGATGAAGCCATATGAATACAGCTCCAAATGATACCCGCGCGCGGCTGGAATCCAACACATAAGCAACCGATTCGGAATCTGAAGCTTTCGCAGATGGTATCGCACAATTAGCGCAAAATCATCACAGTCTCCCGTGTATTTTCCATGCTGCTCTTGAAGAAGAATATCTTTTACAGACATCCAGTATTCAGGAGTTTTCCACTTCTCAATGTCAGGAACATAAATAAAGTTTTCCTTTACATTGCGATGGACAGCTTCTAGCTGGCGATGCTGTTCAGCAGTCAACATCTGAAGTGCACCCTAGCGGCGTTGGGGCAACATCGCCAGTTTCTAGCTGACGTGGCGGATTGTCACCGCAGGCACAAAGACTAAGCAGGAGTATCAGGAGCAGGCAGCGCATCGTATTCCTCCTTCGTGTATTCCGGCCATCCCGCATAGCCCATCGTGCGAGCCGAGTAGTCGCCCTTATGCACGATGACGTAGGGCGATTTCAAATCCCACTCGGCCACCATGACAAACTGCGGGTCAGAGAAATCGGGCGGCAGGGATTCGTCATCCACTACCAGATTCAGATTCGCACTGGTGCTGGTGTGAAGCTGCACCGGCCCTGCGACATATTCAGGCATCTGCCCCATTGGGCCATCCACCATGTTGCCGGTAGGAATCGACGTGCCGATGGGGATGGCGAGAGGGCGCGGCTGTTCAGGCGTCGATACGCGCCGCTCTTGGGCTATTTGGATGTGGAATGTCATAGCGCAGTTATTGCATTCAGTTCAGATTGAGAGAGGTTGCGAGTCCATCCGTAGATGCCAGTGACGTAGCCGGAGAGTTGGAGCGTCCCCCCAGCGATATGCCCAACCTCAAGCTTATTAACGGTTGGGATGGTTGCTGATGTATCGGCTGTAAGCGCCCTACCATCACGGGACATCTTGACATCGTTAGCCGCAAACGAAGTGACGGCCTTAGTTGAAGTTCCTACCGTGTAAGGCGTTGGATCGCCTTGGTTCCACTGATTCACTCCGCCAACAGCGCCAGTGAATTGAATATTGGTAGCCGATGTCGGATATATTCCAACGTAGTTGTTTGTGGTCCCATCGCTTAAGGCAATAGCAATCCCCAAACCGCCCACCCCACTCTCACGCTTGAACGTCGCGCAGAGCGTCTTGAGGTTTGGAATATCACCACCGCTGTATGTCAGCACATCCGCATCCCGCGCCACCGCTATGGTGGTCGTGGCGATGTAGGAAGTCGGGAACGAACCGATCTCAAACTGCATTCCATAAAAAACGGTACTCCCCTGCCCTGACGCACTAAGCGTAGTTCCATCCGTAGAACCTGCTGGATACAGTTCAAGCTTTGTCGTGAGGGTTCCACCGGCTTGTGTTTTGCTCAGCCAAACCCTCCAATAATCGCTGTTATAACTCTCAACCGCATACGCAGTCGGGGCCACATATCCACCGCCACTAATAACAGCGGCAGTTCCAGCAACTTCATTAACTATCAACCCGCAAGCCTCGACCACAGAAGCAACCCTGTGATAGAAGATGACCAACGGATAGGCCGGGGATGCTAATTTCTTTTTGATGAATACCGACGCACACCCTACACCTCCAGAAGAAAACGCTATCCCTGTTTGGCTGACCCCATAGTACGAACCGCTTTGGTTATCGGTGATCGTCCATGCCGACGTTGCTCCATCAGGGCCTATTGCGTCTTGTGTAATCGACGGAGAGCCAAGTGCTGCCCAAGTCGTAGTAAACGCATTACTCTGCAAACATAGATTCGTCCGCGCCCCTTGCGCCTGATAGCCGAGTAGCGTGGAGGATGGAATCGGTGAGCCGTTGATGTCTGTGGCGTAGCACTTGACGCCATCTACGAATGAGCCGTGGTAGTAGGCTGGCTTGACGCTGATGTTGTCAAGAGAATTGGCCGTATCCCCACCATCTTGCAAGCGAATCCAAGTCGATGCGCCGGTTGCGGTGAATGTGTAGGTGAAAAGTCCAGTCGATCCGATGGTTTGATTAAGAAGTGTGGCCCCCCCTTGAGAGGTTCCAACAGCAATCCTCAATAGGGTAGTGCCGGACAAAATTCCAGAGACAACATACCCCGTGCCTGCTGTAGTCACCAGTTCTTGATCTGCCCTGGAAAATCCAGAGCCATCACTATTCATCTTCATGCTACCAGCGTCCCACGTTGGAACTCCTGCGGTAGCAGTCTGTGTAAGCGTCCAGCCACTCAAGTCCGTATCAAACGCCCCATTTGTGACTAGCTCAGTGCCTTGCCAATTAGCAGGAACCCCAACGGAAACATACTCCCCTGCGGTCTGCGTGGTTTGGGCGGTGACATCTTCGAGTTGGAACTTCCTAGCCTTGACTGTCTCCGT